CGGTTGGTTAATCGATAACTGTTTGACCACAAAGAATCAACAATGTCCAGTATGTGAACACAACTCTACATTATGGAATTCTGGCATCGAAGCCAACAAAGATGTTGTTCGTAAGCAAAAGCGTAAGTTAAATTACATTGCAAACGTCTACATCGTATCCGACCCAAAACATCCAGAAAACGAAGGACAGATTAAACTGTTCAAATTTGGTAAAAAGATTTTTGATAAGATTTCTGAAGCAATGAATCCACAGTTTGAAGATGAACAAGCAGTTAACCCATTCGATTTATGGAAGGGTGCTAACTTTAAGTTGAAGATTCGTAAGGTAGAAGGTTATCAGAACTATGACAAGTCTGAATTCGATTCACCATCCGCTTTGTTAAGTGATGATGATGAGCTGGAAAAGATTTGGAAGAATGAGTTTTCTCTACAAGAATTGATTTCCGATAAAGAGTTCAAATCTTATGATGTTTTGAAACAACGCCTTGACAAGGTACTCGGTTTGAATGGTGAAGCACCAAAAACAACCGTAGAACAAGTTAAAGCAAAGACCTTTGATGCACCTAAAGCAAAGGCAGAAGATTCACCTTTTAAAGATGATACATCTGATGAAGATGATTTGAGTTATTTTGCCAAGTTGGCAGATGAAGATTAAACCTTAACCCCTTGGTTTAGACCCCGCTACGGCGGGGTTTTTTATTATACAAATGAAGCGACTCTAATCGTTGGAGTTACATAGCTATCATCATTATTTCTAACTAAGATGGAATCAACATACTGAGTGTCACCACCGGTTGATACACTACTTGTAGTGTTCACTTGAATATTATTTCCGCCGTTGGATGAACTTGATTGTGGTACAGGTTCTTCTACTTTAGGAATAGGTTTAGGTTCTGGTGGTAACATTGGAGGTGCCTGCTGCACCTCAACAGAAGGTTTTGATTCTTCAGATTTAGTTTTATTAATTTGATTATTATATGTTTGTACTAATTTATCCCATTGTTGTTGACCTGAAGATACTATAGGTTCAAGTAATCTTTCTGCTTCTACTCTGGCCTTTTCTAAAATTTTTGGTGCCATTTCTTCTGTTGAGTTAATAACACTATCTTTTGTTTTTGTTATTAATCCTGATGATGCTATATCGGTCCAACTTGCTTTTTGACCATCTTTTTCATAAATTGGAGATCCATCTTCTTTGTCTCTTTTTCCTGTATCTTTCCATCCTAAAAATTCCATAGCAGGCGTTAGTATTTTTTTATAATTTTCTTCTCTGGCTTCTTGCCTTTTTTTCTTCAATACTTCTACTCTCTCTAAGTTTTCAGGAAGAACATAATCTGTTCCCGGTTCTGGTTGTTCTAAACGAGATATCTCATCACTAAGTAATTCTGATTCTTCTCCATATTTAAAATCTCGATATTCTCTTTGTGCACTACCTGCTTCAGCAGCTAAAACACCAACACCAAATAATTTTGCAACTAATCCTGGCCACCCCTTAATTGCTGCTGCTAATCCTAAACTGTTGACTGCACCAGAAAAAGCAGAGATTGCTTTAACTAGTGCAACACCAATCATTTTATTTAAAGATTTAAATATACCACCGATAGCGGTGCCAATAAAAGAACCCACTATAGCACTAACAATTGACACAACTACTCCAGATATTTTTCCCATAATACCCATAACGATAGAGCCTAAAGAATTTACAATTGACCACAAACCACTTAAAACAGGACCTAAAGATTTTTTTATGCCATCGATTAATTTATCAATAAAAGATTTAGATTCATCTTCACCATCTTTTTTTTCTTCCGGAGGTTTTTTACCTGTAAGTGTTGCAATTAATTTTTTGTGCCTGCGTTCATCTTCTTCTAATTGTTCTTTTCTAAAAGAAACTTCCAATTCATAATTTGTTTTTTGTTTTTCATATGTCTTGCGCATAAAGATATACATTTTACCAAGAATATTTGCAACAGAATCACCAACTCTTAAATTAGTAATAGAACCAGAGCCAATCGTAGTAAATTCTGGATCTTTTTTATCTTTACGTTTCTTTTTGCCATAACCACCAAAATATTTGATAGTATCTTCACTTCTACCAAAAGTACGACCCAATGCAGTTGTTGTTATTTTACCAAAAGTACCTTGGCCAGCCATTGCACTAATCCAACGGAGTGGATCCATTTTTTCTTTCATGCCTACTGCTCTTGCTTTAAATTTTTCCGAAATGGCCCCACCAATGGACGAACCAAGGCCTTGACCTTCTTCAAATTTCTTTTCGGCTATTAGTGATAATAGTCCTTTTTTTCGTATTTTGGCGGCTTTACTATATTCCATTTTATCTTATTGTGTTGAGTTGAATTGTTTTTTAACTACTGGAGACGTATCATCGTTGTTTGCTGATGTTAATTGAACTGTTGTACCTCTATTAAGAATCGTTGTACTATTGGTACTTATAAGATTTGTACCAGATTGCATATTAGCAAACTTTTTGGCTAACGACATTTCTTGAAAAAGTTTATCGGTTGAAGTCATTTTGTACCCCATTGGTTCCAATTCAGCTTTTTTAATATTATTTGTTTGTGCAAATGTACTAGGATCAACTTTTTTATTATCTTTCAATACTTCATAGTGTAAATGTGGGCCAGTTGAACGGCCTGTTGAGCCTATTTCTCCAAGTTTTTGTCCTTTTTCTACATTATCGCCAATTTTTATTGAGGACTTTGAGAGGTGAGCATATCGGGTTTTATAACCTTCTCCGTGATCCACTTCAACAAAATTTCCATATCCTCCAGCTTCGTATGACACATTCGATATTGTACCCGATGCTGTTGCTAAAACAGGATCACCTAATTTGCCTTTAAAATCAACTCCACCATGCATGTGACTTCCACGATTTTCACCAAATTTACCAGTCATTTCACTCGGGGATTTTAATCTTTCTAACGCTTTATCAATATTTGACTGTGATTGCATATTTGCTTTATTGCCTGCTACACCCACATAATAAGATTCACCAGCTTTAATATCTCTTGCTTCATATCCTTTACCTGCTGGTCTATGAACGTCTGTTGCAACAGGTATGGAAGCATATTCTTTTGCCAAATTATTTTGAAATTCTTCTTTCGACATTTTACCCGATTGATATTCTTCAAGTCCTCTATTTTTTAAAGTTCTTGTAAATAATTGCTCCTGTACTTCAGGTGTGAATTTGGTTTCTCCGGTTAAACCTTCTTGTTTCGACACGCCTTTTAACGTATCTTGTAAAAATTGATATTTACCAACAGCAGTAGAAGGATATTGACCACTCTTTTTCATTTCATCTTGTAACTTTGAAATTTCATCCAATGTCATTTCAGTAAGTGGTTTTTCTGGTGTGATTCCTTTGCCTGATGTTGCTGTTACTAATTTATTATAATCTCCACCGGATTCCAATTTACCAATGATATTACCTAGCTCAGAAACATCACCAGTTCCCATGTCAAATTTCATGAAATCTGGTAACATAGATTTCCAATCCACATTTGCTAAAGCTTTTTCAGCAACAGCAAATAGGCCTAATCCAAGTAAACCAACGCCAGCATATTTTCCTATGCCAGATTTTTTAACTTTACGACCTAGTTTTTTAATGCCTGATACTTTTTTGCTTGTTAAGGCTTCTATCGTTTCATCTAAGAAATTGTCTTTTTGTTTATCTAACTGTTTTCTATATTTTTTATCTGCTTTAACTTTCTTTTTCTCAAAGTCATATTGTTCATTCATAAAATTGAACATTTTACCTAAAACATCCGATTCAGAATCACCACTTCTTAATATACGAGAAGGTCCAGAATTAATTGTGGTTCTTTTTGGATCTTTTTTTCTTACAGGTTCTTTCTTTTCTTCAGATTTTGCAGATGTATCTGTTTGTTCTGCTTCTTGTGGTTGTTGTGCTTGTTTACGAGCTGGATTTGATTTGAATGCCGATGGTGTAACAGCAGACATGATTGGATTGTCCATCATATCTTCAACACCTTTGGATTTTAATAAGTCTTGTGAACGCTTACGCATTGCATCAATGAAATCTTGGCTTAACGGTTCAACCGATTCACCATTTGGATCGATTGTATAATCTACATTTTCTACCAGCGGTTTTTGTTTATCAATACCGTGAAGATGATTGATTATCTTTGAGATGTTTTGTGCTGTGGTCATCTATCGTTTCATTGAAACTTGTTGTTGTTTAATTCTTTCGTTTTCTTCTTCAATATACTGAATCAACATGGTAACGTAAATATCCCGCTCCCACGGTAACATATTTTCAAGTTCCGTGAGAGAATACTTATGGTGTTGCATCAAAGAGAAATTAGTTTTATAGTAATTTCTTAAATTGTCATGACAAAATATTACTCGAAAAAACTTTCGAGACCTTCCATACTGAACGTATGGTCAAAACCGCATTTAGAACACTTCATATCTACCTTCTTATTCATCTTAGGTAGATGGTTAAAGAAATCTTCTAACTTGCCAAATTGTTCTTGGTTTAATGATTCGATAAACTCAAACAATTCACTGCGGGGTGTTTCATCTGCACGATAGTATTGTTCACCATCAAAAATATATTCAATTGAATCAACTACAACTTCAAAGGCAATATCAACGGCAGATTGTTTTTTAGCCAACTTTTCAACCAGTGAAAACGCTGGATATTTCATTTTAATGCTAATGATGTCAGTAATTTGAATAACATCTTTGTTGTTTGGATCAATATCAACACCAACATCCAACAAATTAAAAGATGCGGCCATTTTATTATCACATGGTTGACCGTCCACTTCATTGGTGCAAACATATTTGTTTTCTACAACCTCACCAACGGAACGAGCACGAAGATTGATAAAATAATATTCAACATCAATCACAGGTAAACTGTCAATATCAATACCTTCAGTTAAGGTACAGTTATTGAGAACCTGTTTAATATTTCTTTCGATGGTTTCTTTATCATCTGCTTCCATCGCCATCATTAAATTCTTTTGTTCTTTAACTAAGAAAGGTCTGAAACGAATGTGTTTCTTAGAAAGCGGTAAATCCAGTTCATAGACTGGTGTATCAATTTTTGGCAAAGCCATTTTATATCTCCTTTATCAAATCACGCTGCTGTAATATCATTTACCAAACCGGTAATAAGTCCTTGTTTAATATTATTTCTAAGTGAAGAAACAGTATTATTGTACCAACTGTTGTAAGCAAATACAACAGCCAATTTATGATAACCTTCTGTTGTCCAATCCATATCCAATTGATTGATTGACAACGGATAGGCTTCTTTCAACACAGCAGCATACGTCAATTCATTTGACACATCGTATTGGTTGATAGAAACATCAACTGCATAGTTTGCTTTATATTGAAAGTTAAAATCTGTTGTGGGGTTAATTAATTCTTGCCATGCATCAAAGAAAATCTTTTCATTCATATCGTCAGAAACAATAAAAGTTAAAGTTGTTTCGTTGTAAGAGGTATGATATGGAAACTTTTCTATTGGTGCGGAACCCATTTTCTTTTCGGTAGTTTGAAATGCTCTACCTGGTAATTCTGCTGCTTCGCATCGATAAGTTAAATTTCTCGCATTGGTAATATAGGTTGCTAAGGCCAAAGGAATAGGAATAGTTACATCAAACCTTGATGGTCTAGCAACATCTACCTTGAAACTGGATTTAAAATCGTTTATACTGCCTGCCATTATGATTTCCTTATTTCTTGAATCGATTCTGCCCAAATTCTACCTGGTTTTTCACCTTTAAATTGGTGAACTGGTAAAAATGAAGCTATTTCCCATTCATTTGGCTGAATGGTAAGCATCTTTGACCTAATCTGACTATACAAATACTTCTTAATACATGGCCTAAACTCTTTAAAACGTCTGGAGGACTGCAAAATGTCGTAGGTGATGCGTAACTTCACGACATTATCATCATTGTCAAAGGACGCATAATCCACCAGTTTTCTCAGGAATGCCAGTCGATAACGATATGGCAAGTAATGTAAGTTTAAACCTAAAAATCCATCCTCATATTTCTCCAACAGAATTACCATTGGGAAGATGTCATAATATGGTAAGTCTTTTTTGCCAATCGGATTGTAATAATAACAATACATTCTACCTTTTAATAGGCGGAACGTTTGCCGTGACCTCTCACGACTGATATCTTTAGCAACCTGTGTTGGTCGTCTAATTTCTTTAATTTTTTCTTCAAGCCACTTTATAGAATCCCTAGATAATAAAGGAAGTTCTAATTCAGACCGTTCGGTGGCTAATGTTGTGAGTTTAGATTGAATCATTTGATTATTTAGTTGATACCTAGGTGTTCTTCTGTAATGACTTTAAATTCCCAACCACGATCCAAACAATATTCTTCTGCGGCATGCCATTTAGCTTGATTTACACCCCATGTAGTTACTTCATTGATATACTGTTTGGTAATACGTTTTTTTTGTTCTGGTGGTTTGGTCTGTTTTTTGGGTTTTACTTCAATTAACATTGTTTTCATTTTACCTTCTTTGGTTCTAAGTTTGACCAAAAAGTCTGGAAAGTATCTGTGGAAGCGATTATCTACAGGAGACTTGTAAGGAACTATCAATTCTTCTGAAGCCCATGATAATATGTCCGGATTTAAGTCGAGCCACGTCATTACCTTACATTCCCAAGACGAGCGATAAACAATATTAGTGTGGTCACCAATATATTTTTGTGGGTTACGGGGTTTAAATAGACCAGAATATGCCATAAATAGTATGTATAATCATTTTAAGAGAACAACATGCCATTAACAGTTATTCCAACAAATATTGGCGGTACCAGTATTAATAGTCTTGCCGGTCCTTTGGCCGCTTTGTTTAATCCTAGTACACCAGCAACTTTAGTATACCCAGCAGATTTAGCATCCAATCCTGCCATGAATCATGCTATTCAATTTGAGATTTATGATTACCACACTACCTTTGGTGATATAGCAAAAAAAGCATTAGTAGCTGCAGGTGATGCTTTAGAAAGTCCAAAGCAATCAATAGCCACTGCGCAAAATTTTGCTAGTAATTTAACGGGTGAGGCAAAAGCTGCTTACGACACCGCAAAAGCCGCAGCACAAGCAGGTAAAATAACTCCCGAATCTGTACAGGCGGCCGCTTTAGGTGCTGCTGGTCAAACAGTTGGTGCAGTAAAAGCAATTTCTCAAGTATTTCAAGCACCAACATATAAACCACAAACTAAAAGTAAGCCATTAGCAACAATTTCTCTGTTTATGCCAGAGACTTTAGCGGCAACTTATGATTCAAATTATTCTCAAATTAGCATGACCGAACAAATGGGATTAAAAGGATTAATTGCTAATGGAATTTCAGATACTCTTAATAAAAATCCAAATTTAGCCAAAGGTATGGTTAATGGAGTAGCTGCTTCTGTATTACAAAGTGAAGCAGCAAAAAATATATTAGCGTTTGGTGCGGGCACAGCGTTAGGTACAGGAACGCAGCTTTTGCAACAAGCACAAAATCAATTTACTAATCCACAATTACAACTATTGTATAATGGTATTGAATTGAGAACTTTTACTTTGGAATTTATTTTTACTCCAAAATCTTCACAAGAAGCAGAATCAGTAAATAACATCATTGACTCATTCACTTTCTATTCTGTACCTGGTATTGTGGGTGCAGGAGGAAATGTTGGCCAATATTTAACTCCCCCACAATTATTTAAAATTAGGTTGGCATTTTTGGGTAAAAATGGCATTGGCGGTCAGTTGTCAAATATTTTTAGTTCCGCTTTAAATAATATTGGATTAGGGTTTTTAAATAATAATAATCCAACAAGTACAATTACATCAGCACCTAACGCAAAAATTATGACAATTAATGAATGTGTGTTAGACAATGTTAATGTGGATTATGCACCAAACGGTTGGGCAGCATATAACGATGGTTATCCAATTCAAACAAGATTGACATTAACATTTAGAGAAACCAATATTATTACAAAAGATTCTATTAAAAATAGAAAAATTCAAGATAATTATGAAAGGTCGCAATTTCTTAATCGAGCTGACGAAAATGGACTTAGTGGACTCGTAAACGGATGGGATCGATAATAAATGAAATATTTTAACGAACTACCTTTTTTAACCAATACTGATAGTGGTGGTAACACTTATATTTTAAAAAATATATTAATCAGAACAAAGTTAATAACTCAACTTTCTAAAAATCCATTATTGTATTACAAATATGATGTTCAAGAGGGTGATACCCCAGAATTAATTGCTCACAAATATTATGGTGACCAATATCGTTATTGGATGTTGTTTATGGCCAATGAAATCATGGATCCCCAGGCAGAATGGCCATTAACATCAAAACAATTTGAGTTATTTCTTAATGATAAGTATGGTGTGGTGGCTGAAGAAACAAATCAAACACCATTAAGTTACACCACATCCACAATTCATCATTACGAAAAAACAATTACAACTTTAGATTCTATTTCTAGAACAACAGCCATTAAAACTGTTGAAATCGATTTGGACACATATAACTCAATTATGGCCAAAACAACAACTTCCACATTTAATGATGGAACTTCTGTAACTTTAACAGTAGATAAAAAAGCAGTTTCAATTTATGATTATGAAAATCAATTAAATGAATCAAAAAGACACATTAACATTATTAAATCCAATTATGCTACGGCTATGGAGACACAGTACCAAAAATTAGTAGGATCATAATATGGCCAATTTGGGTTTAATGGATATTCGGTATCCAACCGACTATCAACTATCAGATATCAATTTAATTTCACCAATGCAAGGCGGCAAAATACCGCTGATGGGTCTTTTGGTCGAATTAAATTTATTTGAAGATATCTATAGTAGTTCAATTACAGGACAAATTGTTTTATCTGATGCTTTAGGTATTGTTTCAAATTTTCTTATGAATGGTTCAGAATTTGTTGAATTAACATTAAGAAAATTTAATGATGATGAATTGCCCATTAAAAGAAACTTTAGAGTATATAAAATTGCTGACCGTGTGATGGGAGATAGTACCAATTATGAAATTTATACACTTAATATTTGTTCGGAAGAATTTTTAATATCTGAACAATATCGTATTTCCAAATCATTTAAAGGCCAAAAAATTTCTGATATTGTTACCAGCATTATGGTAGACTATTTAAAGGTGGGTCTCAAAAATACAAAACAAATTTATATTGAGCCGACAACAGGACTTTATGATTTTATTTTACCTAATAAGAAGATATTTGAGACTGTCAATTGGTTGGCCACCTATGCACAACCAGATTCTAAGAACCCCGGTGCTGATTTTGTATTCTATGAAAATAGTTTAGGTTATTTTTTTAATTCATTACAGACATTATATAAACAGGATCCATGGCAAACATTTAAATATGATCCAAAAAATATTAGTACAAAAGGTATATCAAACGATTTACAAGAACAAATAACTAATGTAATGAGTTTTGAAGTTTTAAATTTCTTTGATGTGCTTGGTGGTATTACTGACGGAACATTTAACAATCGAGTGATTAGTATTGATCCTGTTACCAGAAAGAAAACGGTCACAGATTTTAATTACAATGATTTCTTTGCACGTTCAGAATCATTAAACAAAGCCGCTTTGATTAATAATTATAAAGATAGAGTTGGTAAAAAAATGTATGAAGCACCTCCTAAAGATTTACAGGCAGGTACACTCAGATTGGTAACAAGCAACTCTCAACAAAAGAAAAATGCTTGGGTATCACAAAAACCGGATGCGGTTGCTAACGACATCTTTATTGAAAAATATATGCCTAATCGTGTATCACAGTTGGGGCAAATTAACTATACTCGATTAAAGATTACGGTACCTGGTAGTCCACAGTTGATGGTGGGTAAAACAATTAACTTTATGACCTTTGGTATAAGTCCAGATTCTTTCTCTAGACCAGACGAAAGCACAGAAAGAAAACCTGACCCACTTTATTCAGGTAAATATTTAATTACCGCTGTGCGTCATGTTGTTAAAAAGGACAACACATATATAACGGTTATGGAAATATGCAGTGATAGTGGAAGTGTTGCTTATCCCACTTTTGATGGTTCAAATGCAGAATTACAAAATTATGTTAAAGGTGTACAATAATGTCTCATAGTAATAACTTTCTTGGTACTAAATTTATCTGGTGGACAGGTGAAGTTGAATCAAGAGTTGATCCTTTGACACTTGGTAGATGCCAAGTGAGAATCTTTGGTTGGCACACAGATAATAAAAGTCAATTACCTACAAAAGATTTACCTTGGGCTCATCCCATGTTACCAATTAATAATTCACAAACATTTAGTGTTCCACAAGTGGGCGATTGGGTGGTAGGTTTTTTTATGGACGGCGAAAGTGCACAGTTTCCAATAATGATGGGTGTTTTGCCTGGTATCACACCAGCAAAAGGATAAAATATGGCAAATACAGTAATACAATTAACAAATGTAGAAGTTGATAATTATGGAAATGTCATAGAAACTGATATTCCTAATCCTTTATATTTTAATGATAAACTATTTGTTATCGACCAGCCAACTAGTGTGGCGCCTCAGACCAGAGGTGATATCGAAAATACAGGTATTCAAACCGCCAACAAAAATAAAAGCCATGTTTGTGATACAACAATTTATGTTGATAGAGCCGTTGCTTTTGCCAAAGCTACAGGCGGACAATTAGTCCTCGCTATTAGAAATGCTATCAAAGCTATTATGAAAGCTTTAGGTATTAATCCTGGTTCAAATGGTTTAATTGAATTTCTTAAAAAAGTAAAAGACTATGCCGATGAATTTACACAATGGATGAATGAAATTCAAAATGATATTAATGCATTTTTGACTAGTGTTCAAAAAATTCAAGCACTAATTGCTTATATTTTAAGTTTACCTGGTGAATTGATTAAATACTTTTTAGGTTGTATTAAAGAAGCGTATGCTGAGTTATCTGCTGGATTTTTACAAGTAATTGGTGAACTTGGAAATGTGGGTACAGATGAAAGTAAAGCTTTATCCGATTCTCTTAAAGCCGCATATGGTTCAGTTAAAACAAGTGTAGCAACTGCAATCAAAACAGCAACTACTGTAACCGCTTTACCAGTAACAACAGTTGGAACATTGTTGAGTCCAGGAAATTCCACAGTAGCTCAACAACAAGCGGCTGCTAAATCCGCTGGAATACTTTTTAATCCATACAATACAGAACAAACATTTAATAAACCATAATGGCTGACGATCCTTCACAATACGCATGGACACAACCGGTTGATGACACTCCAACCACCAAGTATCCTTATAACAATGTAACACGAACTGCTTCTGGTCACATCATGGAATTTGATGATACGCCAGAGGGTGAAAGAATTCGTTTACAACACAGAACCACAACCTATACTGAAATGCGAGCAAACGGCGACCAAGTGGTCAGTATTGTAGGTGATGGTTATGAAATTATTGTGGGTAATAAAAATGTTTTAGTAAAAGGACATTGTTCGATTACTATTGAAGGTGATTCTGTTTTAGAAGTAAAAGGTGATTGTACTCAAAGAATTAAAGGAAATTTCAAACAATTAATTGAAGGTAATTACGAACAAGTAGTAAAAGGTACTTCATCCATCTCATCCGGTGGAAATATGAGTTTTGGTGTGTTGAATGGTGCCACAGGTAAACTCAGAGTTATGGCTGGAGACCAAATGGTCATCAATAGTGATTTAACTGTTAATGGTGGTGTTCGTGCAGATTCAATTACATCAGAAGGTGCTATTGCTGCCGGTACAGGTATCACCGCAGGTATTCCTGGTTCGGCCAATCCAATTGCTGGCATAACTACATTGGGTGGTATCAGAGCGGGATTCCCTCCAGCACCAACAACACCGGGAGTAATTGAAGCCACACAATTGGTAACCGCACCTGCTGTTATTGGTAGTGTTATCACTTATGGTGGAGTTTTAATGGATCCTGTGGGAGGTGCTCCGTTTATGAGATTGATTTATGATACCCATTCACACATTGGTAATCAAGGTCGACCAACATCTGCACCACTACAACAAATGCCTTTACCTTAATTAAGAGAACATTATGGGAAATATATACAATCGTTTAGGATATAATTTTGATACTGCCAGATTTGGTGGAGCCACAACTATGGTTAATGGTTCCGCAAATACATTAAATTTAATTGCTAATAGTACACCAAAATTAAACACATGGCAAAAACAAGATTTGGGTGCCGGAGCAATTTCTCGCACAACATATTTTAAAAATCCTGTGGCACCTATTGTAAATAGTATGATTTCTGCAGTTAATACCTTAAAAACAGATTCGACAAATACCGGTGATGGTGGACTATCTGGAGCAGCATCTTCTTGTTTAATTGAGTTAAATGCTTTTAAATCACACACCGATAATATTTCTGGAGTAACTCTTGTTACTGCCGGAGATGTTCCCTCATACGATTCGGCATCTTCTGTGGGCCAAATGAATATGCAAACTTTGACTGGTACAGAAGGTGTGCCAGCCAATACTATACCTATTCTTGGTTCCTTTACAAGTTTGTTTATCACAGATATTTTAACAGGTCACAATACCACCATAGTACCACTTTCATCAGATTATAATGGCAGTATCACAGCAAACACTCAAGCTGACCCTCCCACCTATACCAGTAATTATGGAGATACTTCTGGTATTGTTACAGACCTAGGATCATTACAAAATATATTATACACCAGTCGAATGAGGGATTGGAATTTTTATAGAAATTCTGTACAATTAGCCAAAGACCAGGCATTCCTACAACAGTTTAATAGTATGGGTGGCACAAATAGTTACCTAATTAAGAATGTTATTGGCACTCCTAGTCTAATTGCTAAACTTAACAGCCAAAATCAGCAATAAATAAAGAATGGCAATCAATACACACATATATTCCGACTTAGATTTGATGTTCCTTTCACAACCTGTGAATGGTGACGTTGCTATGAAATATGACGAACAAGCGGTAATTCGTTCAATCCGCAATCTTTTGTCTACAAATCTAAATGAAAGATTGTTTCAACCTAACCTTGGTAGTACTTTGGCGCAACTATTGTTTGAACCCGTATCGGTTTTAACTGCCAACGCCATTGAAGATGAAATTAAAAGAGTGTTAAGTAACTACGAACCAAGAGCTACTATTGCTCAGGTTATTGTAAGTGCGGCACCAGACAGTAATCAGTTTAGTGTTTCCTTATATGTTTATATTGGAAACCAGACATCACCAACAGCAATTAATCTAATATTAAAGAGAGCTAGATAATGGCCGGAGCAAATTCCAATATTCAATTAACAAGTTTGGACTTTAGTACACTAAAAAGTGACTTTACAACATTCTTACAGAGCCAAGATACTTTTAAAGACTACAATTTTCAAGGCTCTGGTATGTCCGTTCTTTTGGACGTTTTGGCATACAACACTCAATATAATGCATATTATCTTAATATGGTTGCCAATGAAATGTTTTTGGACTCAGCCGTACAAAGAAGTTCCGTTGTTTCTCAAGCTAAAACACTAAACTACACACCAAAATCAGCAATAGCTCCAACCGCAGAAGTTACTGTTGTGGTTAATAATGTGGCGGATAATTCATTGACATTACCTGCATACTCTAGTTTTCTTTCCTCAGCAATTAATGGTGTTAACTATAATTTTGTTAATACAGATTCATATACTATTAATACAGTCAATAACACAGCAACATTCACCAATGTAAAAATTAAACAAGGTGTTCAAGCACAATATACATTTACAGTAGATTCAGTAACAAATCCATCATATACATTTGAAATTCCTGATACTAATATTGATACAACAACGTTGCAAGTTTTGGTTCAACAATCTGCTGGTAATGGTGCCTATGAAATCTACAATACAACCTCTGATGTGTTAGCTTTGGATTCATCTTCAAAGGTATACTTTTTACAAGAAGCTTTGACCGGTAATTATGAAATTTATTTTGGTGATGGAATTATAGGTAAAAAATTAAGTGATGGTAATGTCGTAAGAGTAACTTATCTTTCTACTGAAGGCAGTTCAGGTGCAGGCGCTAACAGTTTCACTATGATGGATTCTGTTGGAGGTTATCCTGTTTCTTCAGTATTATCTTATCTACCGGCTTCACAAGGTGGTGATAAAGAAACCATTGATTCTATTAAATTTCAAGCACCAAAAACATATTCGGCTCAAGGTCGTGCGGTTTCTAAAGAAGATTACATCACAGCAATTCAACAAAATACTTTGGGTATTTCATTTGATGCAGTTAATGTTTGGGGCGGTGAAGAAAATGATCCTCCGGTCTATGGACAAGTATTTGTTAGTTTAAAACCAGCGGGCGCATATAACCTGACTACAACACAAAAACAAACAATTATTGACGAAGTTATTAGACCAATTTCAGTATTAACAGTTACACCAACTATCGTTGATACCGATTATACTTACATTAAATTGGCGGTAAATGTTGTTTATGATCCTAAAAGAACAACACAAACTTCATCACAAATTGAAACTGGCGTTAAAAATGCTATTGCTGCATTTGCTCAAAACAGTTTGAACACATTTAATTCAACTTTCAATTCATATGATTTGTTAACCACAATCCAAAGTTATAATAATTCAATTACCAATAGTGAATTTAAATTACAACTACAGAAAAAATTCTATCCAAATTTAACAACACCAACAACATATAACTTCTATTACAACACGCCATTACAAGCTAATCGCTATACTAGCGGCACAAATAGTTCACCTGCTGTTCAATTTGCAGATCCAACCAATTTGGCCACAATAATTGATGGAATTTATATTGAGGAAGTTCCTAGTTCAACCAATTCGGTTGAAACAATATCAATTATTAATCCTGGTTTTGGTTATACTGCTACACCTAAGGTGGTAATTTATGGTGATGGCACAGGTGCTACCGCACACGCAGTGTTATCGGGCTCAGGTTCAATTGCTAAAATTGTGGTTGATAATGGCGGTAATGGTTACACTAGTGCAGCAGTAACAATTACTCCGGCTGAAGGTGATTCTACTGGTCAATTGAGTTCTGCTGTAGTTAATCTTTCCGGTCGTTATGGAACATTAAGAAGTTATTATAATAATACCACTCAAGTTAAAACAATATTTAAATCAAATATTGGAACCATTGATTATACTGCTGGCGTTGTAACACTTAATTCATTTAATCCAATTAATGTTGATAACGACTTAGGACAACTTACTATTTCCGTAACTCCAACCACATCTATTATTTCTTCAACTTATAATAGAATCATTACAATAGACCCATTTGATCCAAATGCAATTACTGTTAATGTAACCGCCAAGTCATAATGTTGAAAAATAGTCAAAAAACATCGTTACGCATTCCATCGCAACTTCCTGAGTTTCTGCGGGACGATCCAACATATCAAAATTTTATTTTATTCTTGGAAGCTTATTATGAATGGATGGAACAAAATCAAGGAATTTTAGACCGATCAAAAAATTTATTAAATTATAAAGATATTGATAAAACGTCTAATGAATTTTTGGATTATTTTTACAACGACTTTTTATCTTATTTTCCAAAAGAAATTTTAGCTGATAAAGTAAAAGTTACCAAAATTGCAAAAGAGTTATATAAATCAAAAGGCACTCCCGCTTCTTATAAATTTCTTTTTAAAATTTTATATAATTCTGACGTAGATTTTTTCTATACAAAAGACGCTGTATTGAGAGCTTCTTCTGGTAAATGGTATGTTGCTAAAAGTTTAAAAATTGCACAAATTGATGATAATTATGAATTGTTCAAGCAATTTTTAAACACTAAAAGTCTTAGGGTATTTGGTGAAACAACAAAATCCATTGCAGTAATTGAAAATGTTATACAGGCTGCCACTAAAATGGAAGTTTTTGTTTCAAATGTTGAACGTTTATTTCAATCTGGTGAAATTGTTCGTATTGTTGATACTAACAACCAAGATATTCTTTATGAGAGTTTACCAATTAAAGGTAAAGTTGTTGGTCAAATTAGTCAAATTAAAATTGATCCAAACAATAGAGGACTATTATATCAGCCAGGAGATCCTGTTGTAGTACATGATGGACTTTTATCAAATACTGCACATGGTGCGGTTGCAACAGTCGGTACTACAACTAAAGGTTCCATTCAAAGAATTTCTGTATTAAATGGCGGTTATGGTTATCGCACCTATCCAAATACAACAATTAATATTACTAATTCCTTAGGTGCTGTTGCTGTTGTTGGAAGTTTAAATCCTGCAGCAAACGGCGTAGCAAACGTTAGTTTTGTGCCAACAGATTATATTGGTAAAAAAGCAGCAACTACTATTGGTGCACTTAATTATAACTTTTCAAATATTATAACATCAAATGCTAATACCACATTGGCTAATTCATTTACATTTACAAATTTTCAAACTTATCCAATATCTTCAGTTATTGTTCAAAACGGAGGTGCTGGTATCTCACAAATACCTCAAGTCTCCGCTCTATCATCGTATTATTCAGAAGATGACCAATATCGTGTCGATTTAAGAACTTTAGGTATATTGTCACCAATTCAAATTATTAATGGTGGTGATGGCTATGGTATTAATGATACAATTACATTGTCTGGTGGATCCGGATACGGTGCTTATGCAAATGTAACTGCTGTTGATGCTAATGGATCCATATTAGCCATTTCATATGTTTATCCACCGAATGATACACCTCATCATTATCCATTAGGTGGAATGGGTTATAAAAATAATCAATTACCTAATTTAACAATCAATCCATCAAATATCTCAGCGGCAAATGCTTCGTTATATGTTCCTGGAATTTTGGGTGATGGTGCTACTTTTGCTGTGTCGGTTGACCGTGTTGGCGCAGTTACTTCAATTAACATTACTGATGCGGGTGAAGATTATATTGCAACGCCAAACGTTTCTTTATTGGTACAAGATATTGTTGTAACAAATTTATCTTTGACAAATTTACCACTTAAAGGTGATGCCGTTTATCAAGGCACAGACTTTATTAATTCAACATACCAAGGTTATGTAGACTCAATTAATCTTTTAACTCTTTTTGCTGATCCTGCCGACTCTCTTTGGACTTTAAGGGTTTACAATTATAGTTCTACACCAGACAATCAATTGGTTTTAAAAATTAACAACAAAGACCTTGAAATGACAATTTCACCGGATTACGACATTGTTAATTATGGTGACGGTACAGCCAGAGCAATTGCTTTATTCTTAAATGGTTTGGTTGTTAGCCAAGGTGAATATTTGGATACAACGGGACAACCAAGTTCATATGATGTACTACAAAGCAACATTTATAATAATTACACATATGAAATTACTTTGGAAAAAGAGATTGCCAAGTATAGAGATACGCTATTAAATTTACTGCATCCAACAGGTACAAATGTTGTTGGTCGCTATGCATTGAAATCTAATGCTAATTTTAAATTTAGTAACACAAATCAAATGGAAAAAGGTTATCCGTTAAGTCATTATACTGATGGTATTGGAACCTATGTCACAATGACTTCCGATTGGTCAAATTATAGTAATAATATCGTAACTTTTGAAAATTTAAATGGCGTAAATTTAGATGATATAATTTCACCAAATGATTCAATAACAATAGTAACGTCAAATGGTTTCATCATACACTCACAAATAACAGAAGTTAATGCTGGAATGACTGGACAATCAAATACAGCAATATTAAAAAATAATACCTGGTTAACTTTTTCAAATGTATCTTATATCAGCGCTAACTCTGGAGAGGACGTCATAAATATAACATCATTGACCGACTCTTATAATATTATTAATAATGGAACATACAGTAATACATCTTATCCTTTAATGGACATCATTTATGCTGGAGATAAGATTTTAGTAGCAAATAATACCGAAAGAGTTGTCACCAATATTAATTATGAAAATGGAATTATAACCGTTGATTCTCCTCTAACAAGCAATTCTAATTCATTGATGTCGGTAATAAGAACAATTCAAACTACCGATGTAAGGATTGATAAAATTATTAGTTCCGATTATTCGGAGTTTTAAATAAATAAAAATTATGAACAATAAAAACTTATTAACATACAACGCTAAAGTAAATTCTGTTGGCCAGGTTTATTATTCTCCTGTGGCTGTACTACCTCCACCACTCTCAACAGTAATTGGCACCACATATTGCTTTTTGGCACATATTGATCCTTGGGAAGATGATAATGATCCTCCACAACCACAACAGGATCAATCTTATTTAAAGAGTGTATTCAAAAGCATTTTTGTTGCTAAAAAAGTAACAATTAATGATTTAAGTCCTGTAATTGAAAGAATAAATTGGGAATCAGGAATAACTTACGATTATTACCAAGATTCTGTTGATATGTTTGCTGTAGATTTAGAAGGAAAATTAGTTAAAAGGTTTTATGTAAAAAATAAATTTGACCAAGTATTTAAATGCTTGTGGAATAATAATGGTTCTCCTTCAACTTTTGAACCTTTCTTTCAGCCTGGAAATTATGGAACAAACAACATTTATACTGGTGTTGATGGGTATAAGTGGAAATACATGTATACTATTGACATTGGACTTAAACAAAAGTTTATGGATATGAAGTGGATTCCTATACCTGAGGGTGCAAGCATTCCCAATACTCTCTCAACAACTGCAGGTAGTGGTGACATTGAAGTTATTAACGTTACGGATAGTGGATCAGGATATGATCCAGCAAATTCATTAATTACTATTTCTATTACAGGTGACGGAACCGGCGCTGCGGCCGTTGCTGAAGTAATTGACGGTTCAATTGCTGAAATAGTTGTAACTAATGCAGGATCAAACTATACATTTGCAAACGTGTCAATCATTTCTTCTGTTGGAACAGGAGCAATTGCAACCGCTCCAATATCACCCATTGGCGGCCATGCGTTTGATCCTATCTCGGAATTAGGATGTAGTCATATTATGTTTACTTCTGAATTTAATGGTTCGGAAGGTGGTCTCATACCAGTTGATATAGATTATCGTCAAGTTGGACTGTTAATTAATCCTATTGCATTAAGTACTGCTCCAAAACCAGCAGATGCACCAATATATAAAACAACTACTGATTTTATTGTTGCTCCTGGATTTGGTCAATATGTGGTAGATGATACAATATACCAAGGAACAAGTTTAGCCGAAGCTACTTTTTCAGCACGGATTTTAAGTTTTGATGTAGAAACCAATGTAATTCGCTTAATAAATACTGTAGGTACTCCAGTATACAATGCTCCTGTCTTTTCGACCCTCACAGGAACAGTAAGAACTTTATTAAGTGTCAGCTTGCCTGATTTGCAACCGTTTTCCGGATATATGATTTATATTGAAAACAGAACTGGTATTCAAAGAAGTTCCGATGGAATAGAACAATTTAGATTTGTATTAGGATATTAAAGGAATAAAATGTCTCTGAATTTTAACGTTGAACCATATTACGATGATTTTGACCCCACTAAAAATTATCATCGTATTCTTTTTAAACCCGGTTATGCGGTCCAAGCTAGAGAGTTAACTCAATCTCAAACTATTCTTCAAGACCAAGTTACAAAATTTGCTGATAATATCTTCAAACAAAATTCACCTGTAACTGGTGGCCAGGTTACTACAAATTTTAATTGTTATTATATTAAACTTAATGCAACATATAATGGTAGTACTATTGATGTTAATCAATGGAAAAATAAAATTATTCAAAATGCAGACGATACAATTTCTGCACAAGTTATTGCTGTTGCAGCTGCCACGGGCGGAGATCCTAATACTCTAATTATTTCTTATAAATCAGGTGAAAAATTTGGTGATAATGAAACTATTTACGACAGGTTTTCAAATTTAAGAGCTCAATCAATTGCAGATAATTCAACCGGTTTAAGTTCTGTTGCTTCTATTGCACAAGGTGTTTTTTACGTTTCTGGTAACTATACTAGAGATGATGGTATAGTTATTTCCAATGGAATTTTTGTTCAAGTTAATCCGCAAACTATTCCTTTAGACAAGTATAGCAACACACCATCCAAACGTATTGGTTTGAATATTACAGAAACTATCCAAGATTATGTTGGTGATACTTCATTATTGGATCCGGCAATTGGCGCTTCAAACTATCAAGCTCCAGGCGCAGATCGTTATTTAATTACTTTAGAATTACAAACTCGTTCTTTTGATTTGGGTGATGATGAAGGATTTGTACAATTGGTTCGTGTTGAAAATGGAAATATTCAAAAATTAGTAGACGGTTCTGTTTATAATGTAATTGATGATTATTTTGCTAAACGTGATTATGAAACTAACGGCGATTATGTTGTTAATGACTTTAAATTAACTCCAAAAACAAATGAAGATTCTGAATTATACACACTAAGTGTTGGTAAAGGTCTTGCTTATGTCCGTGGTTATCGTGTTGATTCTCAGGCACCGGTTGATTTAGTTTCTAGTCGTGCAAGAACAACCGAAACAATTACCAATAATCCTGTTTCATTAAATTATGGTAGTTATTTTTATGTCGATAATGTCAATGGCGCTAACACATATTTCTTTGATACAACTTCTTATGGACCAGTTGATTTTCATTGTGCTGCAGTAAATAAAGTTATTGTTGAAAATTTAAATTCTTATAATTCAAGTTTAGTTGCAACCGGATTCATTCGAGCATTAATATATGACCAGGATGATGGCACAGGTTTAGCAAACAATATTGTATATAAAGCTTATGTTTGTGATTTACAGAACAATGTGGTAACAGCAAATGCTTTTTTTGCAACAACAAATACAATTACATTCCCAAGTTATTATCCTGATGACGATAATGCTTACGTTGGTGTCAATATTTCAATTATTGATGGTACGGATGAGGGAGATTCTAGGGTAATTACAGCTTATAACGGCGCCACTAAAGTTGCAACAGTTAATCAAAATTGGACCGTAGTGCCGGACACCACATCCGTATTTTCTTTAAATTTTGATATTAAAGATATTGAAACAATTCTCTCTGTTAATAAAGTAAGTTATCCTGCTACAATTAAAGCAAAAGCTTCCATCTCAAATGAAAGTAAGCGTGGTGGCGTTTTTACTGGTGATACCATTTTGGAAAACCCATTAGTATCAGAATTGTTATTTACCATTGGTAGTCCTTATGTTTCAACTCTTACGAATACCGCATTTACAACACAACAAGAGTGGCGAAATGTGGCATTTACTTCCACGGGTGGAGGTGTGTCAGCCACGCTGGCATATACTGGCGATTATAGTGGAGTAGTCCGTCATTTTGGAACGCCAGGATCAACTCTTTCCGCAAGTCTGGTTGAACAGAATTATACAATCGTTGTAACTAACCCTGGCGCTTCAACCTTTAATGTGGGTGATGTTGTTCCTTGGACAACTGCTGGTAGAACGGTATCTTTAGATGGTTCGGCTGCAACGGCAACACTTAGCGCTACTGACGCTGGTGGTACATTTACTGCTGACATATTGGCCAAAGTCTTTGTTGTGGATGGAGACAACACCAGTCACATTTTAAAACTTAAACATTTAATTACTGCGAACACATCTGTTGTTGCTTCTACTGGAACAACAGTAAATACTCATACCACGGTTGACGATACCACACTCACATCTACTGGCCAAATTTATATTAATAATGCAGGATTGGTTACGCCGGGAACACCACAAAGTTTGTATCTTTCTGATGTTAAAAGAATTGTTAAAATTTTGGACACAGGATATGACTATGTTGTTCCTACTACCAATACTTTAGGTAATTTCAAAAATATTACAAACAATTATATTTTTGATAATGGCCAAAGGGATAATTTTTATGACCATGCAAGTATCACATTAAAACCTGGCGCACCCCAGCCTAATGGAAATATTCTGGTGTTTGTTGACTACTATCAACATTCTGGTGGTGATGGATTCTTTAGTATTGCATCTTACGGAAATGAAGAATATCAAAGAATTCCACAATATATTAGTAAACACGGAATAACTTATTCATTAAGAGATTGTTTAGATTTTAGACCATCGAGAAAAAATGCTCAAGCAAGTTTTATTTTCCGTTATGCAAATTCAGCATCTAATTATGGAATTTTCTTGCCTGTCGATTTAACAAACTTTGATGGTAATTACACATATTATTTGGGAAGAAAAGACAAATTAGTTTTAACAAAAGATAAGAGTTTTCAAATTGTTGAAGGAACACCTTCTGTTAATCCAATTTTCCCAGCAGAGCCTGATGGTGCTTTAGTGATTGCACAACTTGTTCACACACCATATACAGGATATATTCCAACTGAAGCACCTAACGGATATGTTCCAGATTTATCGATACAAAAAGTCAAACATAAACGTTACACAATGCAAGATATTTCAAAACTTGAAGATAGAATCAATCAGGTCGCATACTACACCTCACTAAGTTTATTGGAACAAAAAGCAAGTACATTGCAAATTCAAGATGCTTATGGTTTAAATCGTTTCAAAAATGGTATTATGGTGGATGACTTTTCTAGTTATTCTACTGCTGATACTGTAAGTAATGATTATAATGCTACAATTAATCGTAGAACTAAGCAAATGACCGCAACACAGGATGTTAAAAATTTCCCATTAAAAGCTTTGACATTAGCATACAATATGGGACTACCATCTGCGGCCACTTCAGCTGCATTGCAATATGCTGTTAATAAAGATGGATTTATAAATTATTTTAGTTTACCAATCAGTTCAACTTCCAATGTAGCAGTTCAAAAATTTGCTTCAAGAACAGTTAATGTTAACCCATTCTCATTTTCAACTCAAGAAGGTGTATTATCATTGTCTCCAAACATGGACAATTGGGTAGATACAAATTATTCACCGGCTTTGTTGATTACTGATCCAGATTTACAAGTATTTCGTGCCAATTCACAAGCAATTAATGTGATGACTGCTGGCGACTGGCAAACCATTTCAGGTACCTCAATAACAACAACAACTGGTCCTGTTGAAGGCCACGGCGTTAATTGGTCTCCATTTGGTTTTGTTGGATATGTTGCAACAAATACTTATTCATCAACAACCCAAAAACAAACAAATTATTTGGGAGCGTATGACAAGATTGGTAACACTTATTCTATTAATAATGGATATATTACTGATATATCTGTGTTGCCATATATTCGACCACAACAAATAGTTGTTAGAGCGGAAAATCTATTATTTAATTCCACATTGGTGAGTTATTTTGATAATATTAACGTGGACAAATATATCAGAAAAACTAATATTATTGAATTAACAGGTGTTACTGGTACGTTTAAAGAAAATGATGTAATTGGTTATTATTCTGGTGGATTATTTACTGGCACCGCACGTATCGTTGGAACATACATTTATCCAGACACAACTAAAGTAAGATTATATGTTGCTGCTGACCAATCCACAACATCATATACAATTAACGGTACAATTCAAAATGCTTATTTTGATTCCAATGGTGTATATCAAACATCTGATGCTCAAGGTGCGCTAGATTCTTCTACACACTATGGTGGAAGACTTGGCAATGCAATTACCACGACACAATTGCAATTATCATCAATGGCTTCAAATGTTGATGATTTTTACACAGGTAGCACAATTTATATTTGTTCTGGTGCCGGCGCTGGCCAAGCTGCACAAATCACATATTATAGTGGCGTAGCTAAAGTGGCCGTCATAAACACAGCAATAACAGTATCTCCTGATGACATCTATTCCATTGGCAGTTTCCGTTCAAATGAAGCTGGTTCATTCTTTGGTGTATTTAATTTACCTGAAAATACTTTTCATACGGGACAAAGAGTATTGCGTATTGATAATAGCACCGGCGGAAATCAAGCTTCGGCTACAACGTATGCACAAGGTACTTACTATGCTGAAGGTTTACAAACGACATCACAAAGTTTGAACTTTGGTTCTTCTCCTGCTGGTGCTGCTGGTGTTTTTACACAAACAAACAGTAAAACAACGACAACAAGTGTAACAACATATTCTCCATGGGATCCCGTTGCGCAAACTTTTATCATTGATGGTTCAAATTATCCTAATGGTATTTTCTTAAATGACATTAAATTATTCTTTAGAACTAAAGCGCAAGATAACTCTCCTGTTACAATGTCGATTGTTGGTACATTAAATGGATATCCAAATGGACAAATATTGGATCATTCTATTGTTACTGTAACGCCAGACCAAATTAAGATATCTGAAAATCCACAATACTTAGATCCAAATGCAGCAACAACATTTAAGTTTAATGCTCCAGTTTATATTCAACCAAATGTATTGTATGCTATTATTGTTAAATCAAATAGTAGCGGATATTTTTTGTGGACAGCATCAAATGGTGATACGGCAATTTCTTCTTCTGTTAAGAATTTACCAAATGATCCAACGCCAGCAACAATTACTAAGATTGCTTCTTCTCCATATGTTGGGGGATTGTTTATTTCTCAAAATGCGCAAACATGGACAGCAGACCAAAATCAAAGTTTAATGTTTGTTGCAAATCGTGCGGTGTTTAATACATCATTATCACCAACTATTCAGTTTGTTGTACCTAAAAAATTACCACAAAGAACTTTAATTAACCAATCAGTTGATTATTATCTAAATGCAAACTCAATATCAACCACAGCAGATGCCGTTTCAAATAATAGTATTTTAGTTGATGCATTTAATATTACAACAACCGATTTTACTCCGTCAACAACAAATATTCGTTATAATTATGGAGCTACTTTGGTTGGAGGGTCATCAGCTGGTCAAGCAACAGTTACACCAGGTAAATATGGTACATCAGCAATCGATAACATTTATTTAAATGATGGTTTGGGTGAACGTGTTCTTGATGCCAATTCGATGACTTCATTCGTTTTGTATACCACATTGAGTTCAAATGATAATTCAGTAAGTCCTATCATTTCTGATGCAGGTTTAACAACATACGCCATCACTTGGAATGTTAATAATTGCGAATTATCAAATAGTTTAATCACTCTGACAAATGCTGGTGCTGGATATAATGTTAATACAACAAGTGTTATTATTTCTTCGCCAACGGGTCCAAGTGGATCACAAGCATATGCTGCAGCAAACGTTTCACAAAATGGTGTAATTACTTCTGTTTATATTACTTCACCCGGTTCTGGTTACATTGAAACTCCAACAGTTGAAATTGTTGATGCAAATTCTGCACCAGGAACAGGAGCAACAGCAATAATTACTGGTGAAACTTCTGCCGGTTCTGGTCCGGCGCTTGCTAAATATGTCACTAAGAAAGTTGTATTGGATAGTGGATTTGATTCTGGTGATTTAAATGTTTATTTGACTGCTTATCGTCCTGTAAATACCGATATTCAAGTATATTATAAGATTTTGAACAGATCGGATACTGATACTTTTGAAAGTAAACCTTGGAAATTAATGACTAAGATAAACAGTTCAGGATCATCTTTCTCTGAAACTCGAAATGATAATTATGAATATGTGTTTGCTCCCGGAACGGCAGGATTTGCTGATGGATATGTAACTTATACTGGTTCAAATGGACAAACATATACTACATTCAGTCAATTTGCTGTTAAGGTTATTTTAACAACAACAGATAAAACTGCTGTGCCTTATGTTACCGACTTACGGGCCATAGCACTTCCCTCCAACGTAAACACAACGGTGTAATATGAGTTTAATTCCTGTAATTGATACCACATATGTTAGAGATACTAACTCCAGAGCTCTTATTAATCAAGATAAATCTGGTCTTGAACGATATTTGGCCAAACGTAATCGATTGGCTGCTCAAAAAGAAGAAATAAATACAATCAAGTCGGATATAACAGATATCAAAGGTGATATCACAGAAATTAAACAACTGATGATGACATTAATAAAAAAAGGTTCAAATGGCTAATACAGTTTCCCTCCTTAGTTACGCAAACACCTTTGGTGATTGGGTAGTCACAACCAATGCACTAACAAAAGAAAATAATGATTTTGCGGCTAATAATTATGTTAAGCCAACAGGAACATTATTTTTGAATTCGTCAACTTTGGGTTTACAAGTTGCTAATTCTGCAATTATTGCTGGTCAATTTCAAGTTCAAGGTATTGGTTCTTCTGCTTATATCCAAAACAATCTTCGTGTTGATACTCAAGTTTATTTTACAAATACCTCTTTAGGTTTAACCAATTCTGGTCAAGCCAATATTGGCGGTCCGTTATTGGCATTAGGTACAGGTACCGGACTTGCAGTTTCAAATAATGCCACTATTGGTGGTTACTTAACTGTTGCCAACACATTATCTGTTACTGGAGCAACATCATTAGGTAGTACATTAACCATTACGGGTGCCGCAACCGTTGGTAATACATTGGCTGTGGGAGGTACAACTACTGTTACGGGTGACGTAAGTGCTACAGGTTCAGGTACATTTGGTAATAATGTAACGGCCGTTAATTCTGTAAAAGCCTACAACTTTGAAGCTGCTAATAATACAACTACAACATATTTGAATGTTCTTACAAATGCTTATGTAAATGGTAGCATGAGTATTGTTGGAACTGCTTATATGAATTCTTTACAATCCAATACAGCAATTGCAGGTAGTCGTTTAATTGTTGCTAATAATTCATATTTAAATATTGTTCAAGCTAATACTGTTGTTAATACTGCCACATTAAGTGTTGCTGGCGGAACATTTACAAATGCTTTACAAGCAAATAGTTCAATTATTACACCAACAATAAATGTTACTGGAACAACTCTTACCAATGCATTAAATTCAAACACTTCAATTAATGCTGTTACTGTAAATGCTTCTGGTACAACTTATAGTAGTAATATTCAAGCAAACAATTCAGTAAGCGCAGCAAACCTAACTGCTTCTAGTGGTATATTTGGTAATAATATTCAAGCAAACACCGGTCTAAGTTCATCAACATTAAGTGTTTCCGGTCCTGCCTATGCTAATACTGTTACAGCAAATACAACAATAACAACACCAAAAATTACAGTAAATACTTTATTAGATGCCAATAGTGCTTCAGGATTCTTTAATACATTACAAACTACGGGGCAACTAAGTGTTGGTGGCAACTTTGTTATTAATGGCGCAACAATTTATAATTCTAACACGTTTACTTTGAATGCTGGTTCTTCTACTGGCCAAATCAGTTATTATACCGTTAATAGAGGTTCCTCTGGTGCCAATTCAGCAATTCGTTGGAATGAACCACAAAAATATTGGGATATTTTGGATGTAGATAATTCAAATATTTCAACACAATATTCACAAATTTTAACTGCTAATTTAATTAGCGATTCAATTACTTCAACAAGTTCATCTACGTTGGCATCTTCTAAAGCTGCCAATACATTAAGTAATAATATTGCAACCGCCAATACTTCTTTGAAGTCATATGTAGATAACACAATTTCTACAGCAAACACATCATTAAAGTCTTACACGGATAATACTGTTAATACTGCCAACACTTCCATGAAGTCTTATGTGGATACTGCTAACACTTCCATGAAGTCATATGTAGATAATAATGTTAGCAATCTACAAACACAAATCAGTTCTAATGTTACATCATTACAATCACAAATTAGTTCTAATGTAGCTTACATTTCTGGTGTTGATTCTACACAAAATACAAACATTACTGCTGTTAATACGTTTGCTCAGTCTGCTTATAATAAAGCTAATACGGGATCGGGCACATTCAATGGTACAACCGGTCAAGCTGTTGCCAACAATGGTGTATTTACTTTTTCAAGTAATAATGGTGTAGTTATTTCTGGCACAGCAAATACTGTTTATGTCAATACATCACAAGACCTAAGAAGCAGTGCGAGTCCAACGTTTGCAGCATTGACATTAACGGCTGCATTGCCAATATCACAAGGCGGTACTGGTGCAACATCAGCTGGTTCAGCATTGACTACTTTGCTACCAACGGGAACAACTTCTGGTTATGTGTTGACAACTGGCGGACCAGGAAATTTCTATTGGGCAGCTGGTGGTAGTGGTGGTAGCGGTGCCACTCCAGGAACAACAATCAATTCAACACAGCTGACCTACACAGGTAATGGATCGGGGTATTCTTATACAACACCGATATATGTTCCGGGTTCAAACCAATTAAAAGTTTATATTAACGGTGTTCGTCAATTTGCTTCAGAATATACTGAATCAAGTAATACCATAGTTACTTTTGCAACACAACCTAAATCTGGTGATGCAATTCTAGTTGAAGTTGATGGTTACACTAGCAATCCTTATTATGCAAATAATATTGCTTATTCTGTAAATAACTTAATTAGCCCAACTGCAAACACAATACAATTGGCAATTGATGGTTTAGCAGGTAATGTGGCATTTAAAGCAAGTCCATCATTTACGGGAATTGCTACTTCTGTAACTCCTTCTACTGAAACAAGTAACACGCAAATTGCAACAACTGCATTTGTTAAAAATGCTTTAAATTCTGGCAATACATTTACACATAGTATCACAGGAAGTGCCGGTAGCGTTTCTGCTCTATCATTAACAGGATCAACATTAGCTGCTTCTGTAACAGGATCAAGTTTAACTTCTGTTGGAACGATTGCTACTGGTACATGGCAAGGTACAACAATTTCTCCAACATATGGTGGAACAGGAGTTAATAATGGTTCAAATACATTAACAATCTCTGGAAGTTATACATTAAATCAAAACGTAGCTACAGGCGCAAGTCCATCTTTTGTTGGAACAAACTTTACCGGTACTGCTTCAGGATTGAGTATTGGTGGAAATGCTGCAACATCAAATTCTGCCGTAACTTCTACAACAGCAACAACCGCAAATGCTCTAAACACTTCAAATAACTACCAAGTGGCTTCATTGGGTGTTGGTACTGCTGCATCAGGAACTTCAGGTGAAATTCGTGCTACAAATAATATTACCGCTTACTATTCTGATGACAGACTTAAAACTCGTTTGGGTAATATTGAAAATGCATTAGAAAAAGTATTATCACTAAATGGATTCCAATATGAAGCAAATGAAACGGCTCAAGCATTAGGTTATAAAGTTAAACCGGAAGTTGGTCTTTCCGCACAAGAAGTTCAAAAAGTATTACCTGAAGTTGTTGTGCCTGCACCAATAGATGAAAAATATTTGACTATTCACTATGAAAGAGTTATTCCATTGTTGGTGGAAGCAATTAAAGAACTTAAAGCAGAAATCGATACACTAAAAGGAAGTAAATAATGGTTACAAAAGTCACTCCATCAGTATTAGCGGATACCGCTGTTACGGCCGGCACATACGGTGGCGCTACTTCTGCGGCCGTTGTTACGATTGATGCTCAAGGCCGTATTACTTACGCAGCTAATGCTACTCCAAGCTATTCAGCAAATCAACTTACTGGTTTTATTACTTCGAGTCAAATTACCAATGTTGCAAATACACAAGTTACTGGTTTAATTAACTCAGGACAATTAGCCAACACAGCCGTTACTGCTGGAACATATGGTGGTAGTTCAGCCATTCCTGTTATTATTATTAATCCACAAGGACAAGTAACATCAGCAGCAAATGCTTCAATTTCTATTCCAAGTCCAATTTTAGATAATTTGGCAACCTCATATGCAAATACAAGCACAACTGCCATTAATTTAAGTTCTGGTGGTAATGCTTCTGTTTATAAATTGTTTATTAATAGTTCTACTACACTAACATTTCAAAATTCGCCAGCTACTGCCAATACTGTTTATAGTTTTACTTTGATTACCACAAATATTACTGCAGGAGCGGCTTTATCATTTGGTAATACAATTAAGTGGGCTGGTGGTAGCACTCCACCAAGAACAACGGCTTTAAATGGAACTGATATTTGGACGTTCTTTATTGACGGAAGTACAGGAACTTATTACGGATCACTCTCTATTCTCAATGCAAGTTAAGGATTGAATTATGCCTTTACGTAAAATATTGTTGAGAGAAAAAACAAACGTAACAACGACCGGTTCAACAACTTTCAATGCTCCCGGCACATATGTACCACCGTACGGAAAAACTGTGGTTAAAATTGGTGGACGTGGTGCTAGTGGAAATCCTACAACTGGCGGAAATTATTCTTCAGGTGGTAACGCATATTATAATCCTTATTCTCCCGGATATGATGTTTATGGACCTACTGGCGTTTGGCAAGGACAATTTATTGAATTTTATACTTGGGGTGGTGACTACGGATATTCTTATAATGAAGGATTTGGATATAGCCCAACCCCACCATATAGTTATTATGGAAATGCAATTGGTGGATGTAGTAATGTAAATTATAATTATATTTACACAACATATGGTTATTTGTATTCCAATTCACCATCCGGTGGAAATTATGCAGGAACAAATCCAACAAATTACAATCCTACAGTTCCAGGAAACATAGGATCACCATCAAATATTGGCGGTGTTAATTTTCCTGGCGGCGCTATTGGTAGTTTGGCTCCAACAGTTGCTGCAACATCAACTGTTGTTAGTTATGAGTCATATCCTACAGGCCTAAGTATTACTGTACCTACGGGAGGTTATGTAACCGTACAGAACATATAATTTATAAAAAGGTGAAAAATTATGAGTAGAAAAATTGATAAACATGTTACTCCCATGTATCCATGGCAAGTTTGGGGTGGAGGATTTACAGAAGAAGAATGTGATTTAATTATTCAAGCAGGAGAGCTTTCAGAATTTGAAAAAGCTTCAATTGGTTTAAAAGCTACCAATGAAGTCAATATGTTGGTAAGAAATACCGATATCGTTTGGATACAACCAAGTGATGATACGAAGTGGATTTTTGAAAGAATGAATGAAATCATTTCAAAAATTAATTTTGATAAGTTTCAAATGGATTTGGATCGTTTTGATGGATTTCAATATTCAAAATATGGAGTTGATTGTCATTATGACTGGCATACGGACGTAATTGAAAACGGACAAAATGGATTATTCAGAAAATTATCAATATCATTGATGCTTTCTGATCCAAAAGATTTTAAAGGTGGTAATTTTTTAATAACTGCTAGCAACGAAAGTGGTGCACACAAATTAAAATTAAAAAAAGGTGATATTGTAGTATTTTATTCACACTTACACCATAAAGTTTCAAAAGTTACAGAAGGTGAAAGATCCACTCTAGTAACTTGGGCTTTAGGCGAGAAGATAAAATGAAATTAATACCTTTTTTTAAATCCGAATTAATTGAGTTTTATTGTTTAGAACAATATTATGACGTAATAGAAAAACCAGTACCAGCATATAAAATGATGCCAGATTGGTTTAAAAGAATGTCTCCAACGGTAGATGACAAATCTAAAAGAGATAGTTTTGGTTCTGAAATATTTACGGCAAAAAAATGTATGCCTTTATTGGATGCAATGTCGGCCGGATTTATTATTCCTTTAGGTGGTGACGTTAATGTTAGAGTTAATGATAAAGGTTCATTGATTGAAGCAACATCTGGACCTTTTGCAAAATTTGCTGAGTTTCATGATAAGGAACAGTTAGGTGGAAAAATGTCTCCAACTTATCCTGGACCAGCAGTTAAATTTATTAATTATTGGGTAGTTAAAACTGCTCCTGGTTATTCGGCGTTGTTTATACCACCAATTAATCATATTGAACCTAGATTTACTTGTTTAGGCGGATTAGTTGATACTGATCGGTACAGCAAAGAGGTTAATTTTCCTGCCATTTGGCATATGAAAAATTTTGACGGTGTATTAAAAGCAGGAACACCTTTAGTAACTTGTATACCAGTTAAAAGAGCAGATTTGCCAAGACAAGCTCCTGTAAGAGTTATGTCTGAAAAAGAACGTAAATATATTGATTTATTGCGAAGAAAACAAGATACAAAACGTAGTGTTTATACTGATGATTTGAGAGAACCTAGAAAATGAAAATATGTACGTGGTTAAAAAATGTATTTGAAGAAAAACCTACTATTAAATTTAAATCGTTTGTTGGAAATAGTGCAGTTAGTAATCCGGTATTACCGGCAAATAAAATAAGACCAGAATGGACAAAAAATCAAGAACCTGAATATAAATTTCAGAGATGTCCTGGTATGTTAGATTTCTCACATGCGGGTTATATTATTACAGCACATTCTGATATACACATTAAAGCCAACAAGTCTGGCGTAGTGTTTAATGTAGACTTACAAGGACCTTATTCGGAACAAGATAGAAAATTATTACAAGCAAAACCTTTTGATTATAGAATGGTTGCAGGTATGGCACCTATTGCTGATGGCGTTAAAAAAGTTGCTTATAAAATACCTTTGCCTTGGTCTGTATATACAAAAAAAGGTTATTCGGCTTATGTTTTGCCGGTGTTAAATAATTCAGATTATTTGGATAAATTATTTGTCTATCCAGGAATAGTAGATTATGAAGATTATCACACAATTAATTTTGTAATTTCTCCATTAAAAGAGTGTGAGTTTGTTATACCGGCAGGAACACCGTTATTACAAGTAATACCATTTAAAAGAGAAAAAATTACTGCTGAGTGTGGTAAAGCAACACAAGATGAATATGATGAACACGCCTTTAGTATGCCAACAAGAGCAATAAAAGGTTATTATAGAAGATTTTTAAGTAAAAGAAAAATATATACTATGGAGTGTCCTTATGAACACCCACAATATAAAAAGTAAAAGGTTAGAAAATGTCAAATAAAAAATGGTACTATCTAGTTAACTATAAAGATAAAGTTGCTATTGAATACACACAAATTCCAGCAGTTTGGGGAAATATTAGTGGTATGTCAGATTTGAGTGATAGTATGTTAAGATTATTAGATTGGGCTAAACATTCAGACGTTGGCTTTATACCAGAAGATGTTGCAAAACAACAAAATATATCTCAATCCAGTATGGATAGAGTTAAAGCAATAGGAAGAGAAGTTGCTTTGGTACAATTAAGAACCAAAAGAGATTTATTGTTAAAAGAATCTGATGCCGCTGTAGTTATTGACCGTTGGAACACTTATAATGATTCTAAGAAAACGACCATTTCAAATTATAGACAGGCATTAAGAGATTTGACAAATACAACTGATCCTTTTAATCCTACATTTCCTGTAATTCCTACTGAATTGGCCTATTTAAACGCTTTTGTCTAAAATTTCGAATTTTTGCGTTCCGGCCTAGAATTTCCGGAGCGCAATTTCAAGAACCAAAAAAGCGAATTTACTTTTGAGCTCAGTTTAATAGAGTTATAAATAATCCATAAGGATTTTAACGAGGCCACAATGCCAGCTGCATATAGTAACCTGTACCTTGAACAAGGAACAACATTTACCGCAACAATCGTAATTGATGACGTGTATAACGACATCTATGATTTAACCGGTTATATTGTTTCCAGCCAAATCCGTAAATCTTATTATTCAGCCAATGCTACCGCTACATTTTCTACAAATATTAACACTGGCCAAGGAAGTATCACATTAGATTTAACTGCAGACGAAACAGCAAATGTAAAACCTGGCAGATATGTGTATGATACAGTCATAATCGAACCTTCAACAAATACCAAAACAAGAGTTTTAGAGGGTGTTGTTGATGTATCTCCGGGAGTTACAAGGTAATGCCAGGTCAAATTATAGGTACAGTTAATGTTCAGGTAGGGCAATCACCTAACCAGAGAGTTAATTCCATTCAATACGGTAGTAGAACACTTAAAAGTGCTACCGATTTGGAATTAGCTGGAGCTCAAAATGGTGATGTTATTGTTTACCAAGCTAATACCAACACATTTATTGTAGAACCAGCCTCAGCGGTTTTACCAGGTTTAGATGCAGGAGAATTTTAATGTCGTCAAATACAGTTATACAGATACTCCGTTCGTATGCCAATACGACACCGCAGGTACTTTCTGATGGTGAATTGGCATATTCTTTCGCTTCCAATACACTTTTTATTGGTGATAAGGACGGAGATATCATAGAAATAGGTGGTCCAAATTATATTGCTAATGCACATATTAATTTAATTGATGGCGGCAATTTTTAATAAATAGATAATAACATTTTAAAGGATAGAAATGACTTACTCACAAAATCCAAATAATCCAATGGTTATTTTGGCTAATACAGCAAATATAATCACATTTTCAATAGAATAATTATAATAACAGGGACAAAAAATGGCCGCAAATACAGAAATTTTAATTAAACGCTCGCTAGCGAATACAACTCCTAATGCGCTTAATCAAGGTGAGTTGGCATACTCATACGCATCCAATACTTTATTCATTGGTACTCCTGGTTCAGATGGTTACTTGGAAATTGGTGCTTGGTCCGATTTAACAGGTTTATCCGCAGGATCTTACGGTAATACTACTACGATTCCATCGATTACTGTTGATTCTCATGGCAAAATTACCTCAATATCGAACAATACAATCTCAACAACATTAAGCATTGGTGCTGATACGGGTGGTCCAGGTTCGGTTGATTTACTTACAGGCACATTAACTGTTAATGGTGGTGAAGGAATCGATTCATCTGTTTCCGGAGACACAATTACTCTTGATGTGGACGATACTGTTGTTCGTTCAAATACAGCAATTGCTTATCAGTTAATTGATGGCAACTTAAGCATTTCTGGTAACTTAAATGTTCTCGGTACACAAACAATTACCAATACAGAAACATTTAATGTTATTGACCCATTAATCTATTTGGCAGCAAATAATTATACTGATGACATCGTAGATATCGGTTTTGTTGGTAATTATTACGATGCTGATACAGATACACAACGCCATGCAGGTGTGATGCGCCATGCTGGTGACAAAGATTTCTATATTTTCTACAACTACGATAAAGAACCTACATCAAATGTTATCGACATTGGTGATGCAAGTTTCTTAGTTGGCAATACACATACGAATGTTATCGGTAATTTAACTGGTAATGTTGATGCAAGTTTGGTACAGAGTGGTGGTTTCTTGGCCGCTGAAGGCACATCATTTAACGGTGCAGACGGTTATTCATTCAAAGGTGACGGCGGATTCGATACTGGTATGTTCAGTCCGGTAGATGGCGAATTGCAATTTTATTCCAATGCTGAGCAGATTTTCACAGCAAATACAACTGTTGTTTTCTTTGAAAAAGATTTAAAATTACAAAATTTTGCTACAATCAACAATCCTAATGGTTTATTAGAATTAAATCCTGATGAAACTAATGAAGATGACCGTTATATTGTAATTGATCCAACTGCTCCAAATCACATTCACTTGAGAGCTGGCGGCACAATTGATGATTCTACAGCAGACTTGTTCCTTGGTGGTGAAAATAACTATGTTCGTGTCTCCGATGCAACTGCTAATGTTGAAATTAAAACAAATGGTGCAAACAATTGGACATTTACCAATGATGGTAAATTACAATTACCTAACGGCACAACAATTTCTGATGCCGATGCAGGATTCTATGTTGATTCACTAGCAAGCGATGCTACTCCAGCAAACGTTGTATTCTATAACACAACGACCAAAGAGTTAACATACGGTTCTTTAGATGACTTGAATCCTGATAGTATTAACTCTGGAGTTTATTCTTGGACAGTAGATAATATAACAGGCGCTTTATATTCTGATGCTGGTACTTACATTGGTGATAGTGCCAATAGTGTTGTCATTGGCCAAAACGTAGATGTAACAAATGCAAACGCAGGACGTGTTGCAATTGGCGATTATGCTGGTAGTATAGTTCAAGAAGGTTTTGCAGTCGCAATTGGTGCTAACGCTGGTCAAACAGGTCAACAATGGGGTGCTACAGCAATTGGTACAAATGCTGGTACTTCTAATCAAGGAACGGTTGCTACAGCAATAGGTTCAAATTCTGGTCGTTATACTCAAGGTCAAAATGCAGTTGCCATTGGTCGTAGAGCTGGTGAAACAACTCAAGGTCAATACGCAGTTGCATTAGGTAATAGAGCTGGTAAATTTGAACAAGGTCAATATTCTATCGCAATTGGTTCCCTTGCC